CCCCATGATCCAGATAGATTCATATATGTATAAGCCATGAGAGATTCATTTAAGAAACCAGCTTTGAAATATTTGAGATATATGTTAGCATATATTGATAATCCAATCTGTTGTCTAGCTGAATCTCTAAGTTGTCTATTAAGTATCATATCGGCATAGAATAATACAATAGCATGTACAAAGTTGGTTGGTGAAGATAATAACGTATGGAAGTTGGCTTTATCATTAACTTGTTTAAGTAGTTCTTTAAGAATCTTCTTTAATGATTCAACCGTAAATCCAAACATAAGTAATACTTCATCAACATATCTACGTGGAAATGAAACAGCTTTTGTTGGATATTCTTGTGATAACATTTCTGCATTATCACCTAAGAACGAACTACCATATGCTATATACTGTTTTCTTCCAGCAGGTTTCTCTAATACTTCAATGATTGGATCAATTATCTGTACACGTAACTCATTATTCTTTGGATTATTTACAGCTTCCTGTATAAACGACATAACCTCTAATTCGGTGAGTTCTTGTTCCATAATAAACATATGGTATGATCACCTCTTTAATTGTGCTTCTTGTTCTTCTTTCTGTTGTTGTTATTTGTGTATGCAACTCGATTGGTTGAATCTGTTGATTCATTTACTTCTGCTACTTCTACCACATCTACAACATCTGCTACATCTACAACATCTGCTACATCTACAACATCTGCTACATCTACAACATCTTCAGTCTCAGTAGTTTCATTTGAAGAATCATTTGAGTCCATTATTTCATCATCAACATCATCAGAAGTTACTTCTTCGGATACAACATTTTCATTGATAACTTCTACATCCTCTGTGATTACATCAGTACTCTCCGGAATCTCCGGAAGAGGTACTTCATTAACAGGTTCATTTATTGTTGTTTCTAATGTACCGGTAACTTCATCCGTATCATTCACATGTGGCTGAGTTGTTACATTATTCACTGTATTTGTAGTATTCGTAGTATTTGTAGTATTCGTAGTAGGATTTAAAAAAGTTTTGATATTCTTTCGTGTGATGAGAAGACCTGTGGAAGAATCGTATACTCTGATAGATGAGAAGTTGAGAAGTCTGGATACTTCATTCTCTGACAGTTCACGATTATAAACCGGGGGTATAGTTCCCATACCTGGAATTATACCACGTCCTGAAATATTTACCTTCATATTTACTTAAACCTCTTTCTTTTAAAATATTATAAACCAATGATTATTTTTTATCAACAACCTGTTTGACTTTGTCGATACTGTAATACGATTCTGAAATAAGATCAGTCTTCAATCCTAAAGCCATGAAATATAAATCCGACTGTAATAATGTCGGTTTATCATAAGCATTAGTTTTGATATCTTCCAATCTAACAGAACCATTTTCTGCAATTGATGATAACATGTTATCATATTCAACAACATTATCACCGCGAGCACCGACAATCTCAGACAATATAACTTCACCACCAACACCAGCAAGCAGTTCGTTTTCAATACCGGTTGTTGTACCGGCTTTAGATTCTCCTTTAAGAGTACCTGATGATTCGTCACGATCCGTATCACTCAGAGCCAGACCAGTCTTCTTTGTGACAAGCTGTTGTGGTCGCTTAATGTTAAGATATCCTACAAGCACAGGTTGCTTGGTTCTTACAGGTCGGTTGGGGTTGCTAGAAACATGTGGCATATATACATATTCGAACAAAGGTAAGTTCAAATGTTTAGCCGCTTTTTCAACGTTCTCATATTTTAATGAACGACTGCCATCACCAAACTCTTCAATGTCTAAACGAAAATTACTTTTTTCATCTGAAAGGAATTTAGTAATCCAATCAGAAAATTGTTTATCTGACATGGTTTGAAACATATTCCTATATTTTTTCGAGTTTATTCCTGTAGGATCCATGAGCATTAACGTTGAATCAATTAATGATTCTATTTGTTTTCGTTTATCTGTCATACTTTATCCCTTTCTTTAAGTATTTAAGTATTTACGTAGTTATTCCCATTCCATAATCAATACATACCCATTTTCCAATTGATTCATCATATGCGATATTATCTTTATGGATATCGGTTATGATGAAAGATAGTTTATGTGTATCGATAAATGCCTGTATTTCTTTTTGGAGATTCTGTGCTGCTATAGTTTTCTCATTATCTCGTGAACGTTTACCAACAATTCTCTTCTGAACAATAACAGCTTCACCTTTACATACCTTCGTGACAGGAGCAATTAAATATGATCCGTCATTCTTAACAAATTGATCTGAAACTTTCGCTTCTGTTTTATTCGAAATAACGCCATATCCAGATAAAGCAATTTTCAGAACACTTGTATTTGCAGCTTCAGGGAAGAATACAACACGTGTCTGTCCCCACTTCGGATGATATAATTTTCCAGAACCCCTGACAGATTCATCACACAAAAGCCATGTGTTGTATGATATATATTTAGGAGGAATTCCACATTTAATACATCTTGAAACAAACAAGTTTAATTTATCAAGTTTTTAATAGACCCAACATATCTTTTGTTTATTGTAAATATCTGCCTCAATCCAGCCGTTAATGAATTCATACTGAACTGGATTTCTCCCAATTTATTAACCAACATATTCAACATGTTGATGACAAATCTGTTTGGTTGAACCGGTAATTTTTCCAGATCATTTATCTTCTTCATTTTGATAGAAATTTCATTGAGCTTCTTTTGGAATTCAGTAAACTCTTTTAATGAGTATTTCATTCCTTTAGGTGGTATATAAGATTTCTGTTCTTTCAGATTGTCATCATCATGACCAAATAATGCAAAAAATTCTTTCTGATGATATCCGAGATTAAATGTTTTTTCAAGACCCTTACTGTTATTCAAATCACCACCCAAAAATGCTTCATTGACATTTTCGACAATTTGACAAAGCTCATTAAATTTTATAGGATTATCTAAGAAGAATAAAGCAATATTAGGTCTTGTTGACTGATGCTGTCCTTTTGTATTTGCAAAAAATGTATCATGTTTCGGTCTATTATCATATTTAATTCTTGCAACACTCATTCCATCAGAAAGGATATCAGCTGATGGTAATTCACAGAACTTAATTTCGAATGTATCATCATCATTAAATTTGAAATAGAATTCTGCTTCTTGAGGAGTTATATGTCCCAGACCAGGAACCTCGATAGATGATGCTGCTTCCATAACATATGATTCATTTATATTTGTTTCACCACTGTTTGGTTTAATACCACATTCAGCAGCTATTTGATTAACATTCTTTTTCTTCTTACGGAAAATATTCTTGACGAAATTGATGAAACGTTTTACTTGTGCAGCCATCCAACTGAATATGTTTTTTATGATTTCCCATAACTTTTGGAATGCTTGTTTAAGTTTATTACCGACTGATTTAACGACATTACCTTCACTGATATACTCTTCTTGGAATATATCATATTGACTGACATCATCCGTATTACAGTACTCAAGAATCTTCATTTCTTTATGATGTATATCCATGATTGTATTATACATTGCCATTTCTGAATCCATTACTGTGTTATCAATTGATTCAAGTTTTTCAATAATTTCATCTGTTAATGTATTCATAACATTATTTCCACCTTTCTATTATTTATTGATATATTTTTCGAACATACAATCGGTTTAGTTTATCATATGATATACCGATAATGACAGTTGATCCTTCGGAACCATATGAGATGGTATCGGTTCCTGATATTGTAATAACTAATGCATCAAAACCATCATCTGTTTTATCAAATGCACATTCGAATGTAATACCGGTTAATTGAATTCTGTTACATTGTTCATTCAATGCACTCTTAATTTTTTCAGGTACAGAACTATCGTTAGAATATTCATGAAGATACGATTCAATATCAATACCTAATTCTGGTATTGAAGGATACTGTCCAGGTTTCATAAATAACAATGTTAATATTGAATTAACACACATCTCAAATGTTGATATCACCTTGGGTTTATACATTGAATCTGTATCTAACAATACATCATATCCCAACGTCTGAAATGTTCGAGGATATCGTTTACTTACTTCTGCTAAATATATACCCTGTTCATCCAAAGCCATTTAATAACACCTCCAGCATATCATTCAGGTTGATTATTGTCCGACTTAACATATAGACGAACAAAATCATTATAATTTTTATCAACAATTTTGATGTAATGTATTCCGGATTTACCGGCTTCAGTCTGCATGTATTTGTCTTTTAAATGTTCAATCTCTCGACTATGTTCCATCCGTGGATGAGTATTTGTTCCTTCTTTAATTTCTATCTCCAAAGATAATGAAGGTATAAAAAAATCAGGAATGTAGAGATGTTTAGAACCATCATTCCAATTATACCAATAATTGTTTGGCGAAGGTGCTATAACATCATTAGGACTCCAGTCAAGAGATTTTAATTCATTAAGAAAATCTTCTTCATAAGTACCGATAATACGAAACTTATGTTGATCATCCCACACATAATCTCTTGCATTAGCATGATTATACAACATCTTTCGTTGCATCTCAGCATCATTGAGAAGATGGTCTTTGCCGTATGTATGAACCATTCTACTTTTCATAGTTCTGACATATGCTTCCTTACATGCTGGATCATCACATAGTCTTTCATATTTCAAAGTATCTTGATTAAAATGAACATTGTTTTTTCTGCATTCAGTACACAAACGACCTACAGGTTTATGAACCAATAGTGAGTAAGCCCATTCAAGTGGTTCATAATCTTCAGGAACTTGATCATTATGTTTATTGGCAATATGATGACAATATTTTTGTTTGTCATTAAATACCTTTCCACAGAAACAACATCTTGTATTTCTCATGATAATCTCTCCTTTCTTGTATAAAGTTTTAGTATTCGGTTTCAGAACCAATCATT